CGATCTGAGCACCAGCTCTAAGCCGCCCTCCGCCTACTTTGCGACCCTCAGCCTTAGCAAGCTTCTTGTCCAGCTTGGCAAGTTCAATTCCCGCCTCCTTGAACTCCTTGCTCATAAGGTCAGCGGAATCCCTTACTGCCAAAAACTCTTTCTTCTGAGAACGAAGAGCGTTAATTGAATTTTTAGAATATTTAACAACAGTACCGCTAGCTTTTTTCAACTCCTTATCTATTTTCTCAATTTCGTCTCTAGCCTCCTTAAACTCTTTGCTTGTTACATCAGCAGAACGCCTAAGTGCCTCAAACGCATCCCTTTGAGCGTTTAAATTATTAATTGACTTGACAGAGGCTGACTGAAGCTCTCTAACCTTCTGAACAAGCCCTTTAAAATCATTATCAGCTCCTTTTGCTTCTGCTGAAGACTTCCGCAGTGCAGTTTTAAGCTGATTGAGCCCTTGTAGGTTCTCAATCTCAGCCCTGATCTTTAAGACGGTCTCGTTACTTGCCATTACTTATCCGACTTATTCAGTTCTGCAAGAGCTGCGGCTTCCATAACTTGAAGATCCTCCAGCATCTCACGGGGATTGCTCACATCATAAAGGGACATCAGACCTGACGCACCAAGCAGTACCTCATACTTCAATCCAACGTAACCCCCCATCGTGACGGCCCACTGAGTCTGCATCCGTAAGAACATCACTACTGTTTCCCAGTTCTCTTCCCAAACTTCAAAATGCTCCTCTTCAGGAGCAGCTTGACGCAACGGCTTCAACCCAAATGCCGCTGCGTCATCACCACTCTTGTCCTCTAGCTTTTTGCCGCCTTTCGCCCAATACTCGACGGCACCTTTTAGTTTCCCAGCTTGGCCCCCTCAAATGTCTCGGTGTAAGCCTGCAGCACACCGCGAATCCAGTAAGCGTCATCAGCGAATTCTTTCATCGTTGCTTGACCAAACGGAACAGGCTTGCCTTCTTCGTCCTCAATACCTTCCCACCCAATTAGTACAGATTTAAGCAAGTCGAAGTCACCTTTGTCGGCAAGCTTCTGAAATTCAGATCTTGCTACTCGCTTGAACACCGCATCAAAAGTCGACGTTTCAAATACACCCCCATCGGCAGGCTCATCGACTTTTACAGGCCATTTAAACGTCTTGACCTTTTTGCGAACGAATGCCATTGAAGAGATTTATCTGCAAATAGCTTACAGCAATAAAAAAGACCGTGCTTTACAGCACGGCCAACGGGTGTTCATCCCCTTAGTTCAAGTGTAAACCAAGGTAAACTCATCATTTCCAGCAGTAGAGGGAACCGCTGTATATGGGATGTTGAGCATCGCAATGCCATCCTGATCTCCGTAGCTCACGTCACCAATGTCAATCTTGGTACTAGCAAAATCAACAATATTTCCGGCTGTTGTCCCGTGCTGGAACGTTAGGTTGCCCAACGTACCATCAGTGAGAGCAGCAGCAAAATAATCCTTGGTTCCAATAGCAACCATTTCAATGGTGACGCTACCGCTTGCACTGCGATCAGTAATCAAGACTTCTTTGGTGCAACCAATCAATTCGCGATAAACAATGGAATTACCAATGTCCATAGTTACTGACTGCAAGCACCCAGAATATGACAACAGTGAGAACGTATCAGTGTTTCCGTTCTTGAAGATCAGCGGGGTTGCTTGGTTTGCGTAAGTAACGGTAGGCAGTGCTGAGTCGTCAGGAGCGTTGTAGATGCCGGTGAAGCTGAAGTCGATGGATGGAATCTCACCAACATTTGCATTCAAAGTGAATGTTCCTCTGGCACCAGTCACCTTGTGGCGGACACCATCAATGTTGTAATAAATGGTGACTGAACTAAAGCTTGCGCTTACTGGCTTGTAAGTAACTGAAGCGCCAGAAGCTACTGTTTCACTAAGGCCACAAGCCTTGAGCGCCCTGCCATATTGTGGAGCAGTACCAGCAGCACCAGATCCAGCCAACTCAACGCTGAATGTACACTCAACACGAGTGTTGGCTAACAGCTGCTCGGACGCCCCAAGATATGGGCGAACTAGATCTCTGCTAACAACATCACTCTGCTGAGGAGTTATGCTTAGATCCCTTACCAGGACTGCGTCGGTCCCCGTTGGGGTTGGATCTGTTGCGTAGCTTGACTCCGATTCTATTAGAATCAGTCGTTTCCGTAGAAGAAGTGGTGCCATTTTCTTGTTGGGGGTCGGCGGGAAGTGTTCGCTGAATCAGAGTGCGTTTTCCGGTTTCTGGATCGAGAAGATACGACCCACCCTGATCGCTGTACTCGTCTTGCATCGTAATCCTTGTGGCTGCTCAAACTTTAAGACGTGGCAAGGTTTGCCACCTGAGTGCGATAAAGCACTTCATAATCACAGGAGAAAACACCCGCAGGCTGGTCCGCATCAAAGAAATCGAAATTAGTGATAACAGGCTGAATATCAATAGCCAAGCCGCCTAAGGTCAAGTCCGCCATAAGCAATGCATGCATCGACTCAATAACTGGGTCGGCATCAGTGTATGCATTGGGAGATCGAACAGTAACGATGACCCTGACTCTCATGGTCCAGTCAAGCTTTGGAAGGCTTGTGTTCTGCTGACAGGTGTCTGTTGTTGGCTCAACGATAATTGCAGGAGACTCTGCCCGTGCAATAGCAGTCACCCTGGATCGATATACCCTCCCACTTACGCCAGCAGTGCTGGCCAGCGTTGTAGAGATCTTTGCCAGAATTTGCTCGCGCTTAGTCGTCATGGGTTCTTCATCAACATAATTTCGCAGAAAGCACCGTCATCGACAAAAGCTGCACTCCTGACGGTATAAACAATTCCGTCGACTGTAATGGCTGAGTTATGGAGTAATCCTCCAAATTTTGAAGATTCGCAAGTCAGTTTATAATCTGTCGTAAGGATAACTCCATCTGCAATAATTTCTGCAGGCATGTCCAATATGCCGAGCCCTTGAACATTGCCAGCAACAACCGAAACAGCAAAGTCACTACTGTTCAGGAATACGCTTAAGTCTTCTGTGAATGCCATGGGATAAAGCGCCTAGCAAAAGCTAGGCGCATGCAGTGATCAGGCGTACTTCAAAGCACCAAAAGCATTGACGCTATAGGTGTGAGTTGAAGTAGATACTGTCGAAACAGCTTTGATGAAACGCTTTGCATTCCCTTTGGCGAAAACCAAGGTCTGCTTGCTAGCGGAAGTGCTCACTTGGGTGAAAGCAACGCCAGCCACGTCGCCGTAAGTGCCGCTGCTGGTGTCAGACGATTGAATCTTGACATCTAAAGTTGATGTTCCGCCATTCTCGACATCGAGGATCACGCATACATCACCTTCATAGTCATTCAAGTCAACAGCAGTGCCGTTAAGAGCCGAAGTGCGTGAGGCCGTTGGTGCTAACGCAAAATGCGAAAGCTTTTCAAGGCCAACAGAAAGAATTGTCATTAGTCTTCTCCAGTAGGTTGTTTAGTCCGCCCACGCCGAGCAGAAGGCTTAGAAGCGCGAGAAGGCGCTTTAGGTGGACAAGATGGGGCTGTCTCAACGACAGGCTCAAGATCTGTAAAGACCTTAGCTTTGCCGCTACCAACAAGAAACGTTGCGATGTTCTGCTCAAGTTCAACAAAAGAGCCTGCTTCCACAGGCTCTCCGTTGATCATCACATTGCGTGTGATCTCAACTTTCATGAGTATCAGGTGCCAAGGCAGAATGCACCAGGCTGCTTGACAGCAAAGTCAACATCCTGAAGTGCAATCACGCGAACAGTGCCAGCAGTTGCGCCAGCATAAGGATCAACAGTCAGATCCAAGCCAGACCACATACCCATGCAGAACATGGAGAAATCACCAAACAAAGTATCGTTATTAGCGAGTTGGTTTGAAACGATTACTGGGTAACCATTGATTTCGTTGTCGGCAAAGACAAACTCACCGCTACCGGCGTCTTTCTTGGCAAACTTGAGTCCGCCGCGAGATGTTGCGTTCACGATGTAACGCAGTGCGCCAGCATCAGCGTTAGCTGTTGCCACATCGGTTTCCATGCCGATCAGCTGCTCAAAAGTACCAACGCCAGTCAAGGTTTGTGTTCCAATGCCTGTGACGTTAGTCAAGCCTTGAGGCTGATTAGAAGAACCGGTGCCATAGATAGCAGCACGGTCAATTTCAAGTGCGATCACACGAGCAAGGTCATTGCGAACCATGCCTTCAACGTCGATGCTGCTTTGAAGCAGAAGACGACGGCTGTAATCAACAAATGCACCCACGGTCTTGGGGGTCATGTTGACCTGATCAATTGCCTGCTGGCTTTCAGTTGGCGCAGCGTTTTCGCCAACCCAGTAAGCACTTGCCGCTGAGGTCTGGCGTGGAATTGAAATGTTGCCCTGCAATCCAGTCAGCATCGTTGCGCCAGCTTGGGCAATTGCCAAGCGGTTGCGAAGTAGCTCAATGAATGAACCAGATAAAAGCACATCGTCAACTAAATCACCACCAGCTGTAGGCGTGCCTACAACCAAGTCGCGACGAAGGACTTCGTTGGGGATAACGATGCCATTTGAAGAACGCTCGTACTGCTTAGCAGCAGCTTCGCCAACTTCAATTTCAAAGGAGGCGTCACGACGAGCCTGAGCATCACCCTGATTAGAGAGATAGTTCAGAGCTTTGACAAAGCTGAAGCTGCGGGTCTCCTTATCGGAAAGACCGATGTCGTTGGCGGTGATGCTGTGTTCCACGGGTTGAGTTCCGATTTTTTCGAGGACAGCAGCGCGAGCCTCGTCAACGGATTGACCGCCGGAGATTAATTCGCGTGCAAGATCGGAGAGGTTATGACGCTCGCCGAGTTTGTTGATGGATGCAATCCGGTTACGTTCGGCCTCTACGGCCTCAGACCGGATCACCTCCACATCAGTTGTGGTGCTTTCCATGACTTCCTCAGTCACTGTGTTTACGGGAGATGCGGTCGAAGCCGCAACATCAGAGTCAACGCTCTCTAAAGAACGATCAACTCCAACATCTAAGTCAGAATCGACGCTCTGAAGAGAACGACCAACTCCAACAGTTGGATCAGCTGGGATGACAGCCAAACTCACCTCATAAGGCGACCAATTAGTCGCTACAAGGCTGTCTTCGCGCTCCTCCATCTTGTCAATGGAGTAGCCGAAAGAAACGCCGCGAAGGATTCCATCGCGAACGTCTTGGAGCACTTCTTGCGCAAATTTATTGCGCGAAAAGCGCACCTTGGCGTAACCGCGTTTCTTCTCTCCATCAATCCAAGCACGTTCGACAACGCCGATCATGCGGTTTGGATCATGGTTATAAAGAAGCGGTGCGCCATCGTTGAGCCGCGAAAGATCTGCGGACTCATAGCCATGGCTCAAGACCTCGTTTCCAAAGTAACGAGCCACGGGATATTCAGAGCTGAATGGAAACTCCATGCTCCGTTCATCAAGCATGTTGAAACTTGTCGCCTCAACACGCTTGAATTTCGTTCCTTCAAGGTCGCGAGACAATTCTTTTTCAGAATTCTCTTCTGCGACAACATCAGTCACCTCCGAAGTAAGCTCCATTGCGCGTAATGCTTCGATCTTTGTCAGTGTACTGAATCTATGTCCAACATAAACATCAGTTTCTTCCCAACCATCAGAGCCCTCACGATAAATTTGAATTAAAGCGGCGGGGTCGTCCTCTTCTCCATTGATTACGACATCAGTATTGGGGACTTCAATCTGCCCATCACGGACAATTCTGGTGATTTTGCCTTGAGCAGTGCCGCCAGAAGAACTCCAGCGAACAAAATTGCCAACCGTTAGTCCGTCAGGTTCAGCCCGTGATTCGTTTTCCATTGAGCGATCCATAGATTCAACAATTCGATCTGACCATGTTTTACCAGCATCTCCGCCCCAAGCAGCCCAAGCGACACGACCTGGGGAAGGGTAACCCTCCTCTCCAGGGCTAAACCCCTCAGCTTTTTTGTCTACTTCATGGCGAGCGAACCATGCGCTCATTGCAACGATGACATCATCGCTAAGCTCGTTCCCACTCAAAATTTGAGTAGCACGACGCGCAGCGACTTCAGTGCCGCCTTTCTCTCCTTCTGATTTCCAGCCTTTATAACGTTGCGCCTCTTCGCGCATACCCTCAGTTGGCATTGCAGGCATTACTCAGCTTCCTCCGGTGACTCTTCAATAATGTCACGATCAAGTTCAACATTAAGAGCTGCGGCTACTTGCTGCTCTCTAGAGAACTCAGTCAAGTTGTCGTAGAAATCACCGCCAAGCTTCGCGACAATCTGAGCCTTTGTCATGTATCCAGCCTGTTCCATCTGGCGATAAGCCTTGGCTTCTTTCAATGGGTCAACCCAATCCCAACCTCGTGCCATCCATCTTGGACGGTCATAACGCTCAGGACGTGAGTCGTAATCATCAAACGGAAGCTCACCCGCTAAAACAGCAAGATTCAACCATTCACGGAAGACCCGATTATGGAAATTTTCAATCAAATAAGACTGAATAACCTTCCAATGCTCGCGATCTTCAAGCAAACTCAGTCTGCTGCTGCTGTAGTTCGTCTCACTGAAGTCGCGACTAAGAGTCTCATAACTACAGCCAAAACCTGACGCAAAACGCCGAACCTTGTTCTTTACGAACATCTCGTACTGCTGATCAGGTGAACTGATGTTTGGCACCTCAATTCCTTGCCCCGGCTCCAGATACTTCCACATGCCAGGCTGAAACTCACTAATTCTCTGCTCAGCTTCAACGTCGTCACCATCAAGCTCTCCCTCAGGACTTGTAACAAATCCCATTACTGACGCGCCAGCGCGAGCGCGAATCACAGCGGCTTCCTCGTAGCCCTGTAACTGATGAGCATCAGCCATCACTGAATGGAACCAAGGAACACCGCGATGTTGTTGGGGACGTTCAGGGATAAACAAATGAATTACGTCTTCTGCAGGCAGAAAAACATGTTTTTCACCTTTCTGAGGTGCATTTTGGAACCAATAGTCGCCAGGATGGCGAGTCAAGAACGCATAACGAACCGGACGGCCCCATTCATTGATTTCAACTCCCATCCTCCATTCGTTTAATTTTGCAAGAGTTGGTCCTTGGTACTCCTCATCTAAAACATCAGATTCGATCATTTCGAGAGCCAACGGAACCCTGCTGCCCCCAAATGAACGCCGAATGATGCGAAACAATGCTTCTCCTGACTCAGGCAAAGCGCCTGTCGCCAGCCATTCCATCATGTGAAAGGTGTGCCGACCTGAAACAT